TTCCCTGCTGGCTCTGTGATTCAGGTGGTTAGTGCAACCTATTCTACAAGCACTAGCATAACTTCCACCTCATATACAGATACTGGTCTGAGTGTAACAATTACGCCAACTAGCGCATCAAGTAAAATTTTAGTTCTAGGCTTTTTAAGTGGTCGTATGTATGCCGGTACTAATGGTGATACAAAGTTTTATTTTAGTATCTTAAGGGCTTCTACCACCGTTTATGAAAAAATGACTGACAATTTACAGGCAGGAACTGGAGCAGGTGGTTTTGCTATATGGCCTCTTGTAGACTTAATGTATTTAGATTCTCCAAGTACAACAAGTTCAACAACTTACAAAATTCAAGCAAAATTAGATTCTTCTGCATCAAGTAGAACCATACAAATTAGCGCTCTTTCAAGCAACTCTACTATTACCCTAATGGAGGTTGCGGCATGATTACTAAAGTAGAAGCACTTCATTCTTTACGCCCCGGTTCTGAATGGGTTCTCCGTGGTGATGACCTAGAGTGGCTCGATACTAACCAGACGCAGCCAACAGAGGCAGAGATTACCGCAGAGGTGGCTAGGCTAACCGCACTAGAGCCAGCCCGTATTGCTACCGAGAACCGCCGTAGTGCCTACATAGCAGAGGCTGACCCGTTGTTCTTCAAAGCCCAGCGTGGTGAGGCTACGACGGAGGAGTGGCAAGCCAAGGTAGCAGAAATCAAAGCGAGGTTCCCAAAATGAGTACAGTACGAGCAAACGCAATCTTAGACGCTAGTGGTGGCAATACCGCTACGATAAATAGTATGACCCCTACTGCGGATAGTCTACAAGGCTTCCGTAACCGCCTGATAAATTCAGATATGAGGATTGACCAGAGGAACGCTGGGGCAAGTGTTACTCCTACTAATGGACAATACACCTTAGATAGATGGCAAGCCTTTCTTACACAAGCATCAAAATATAGTGTTCAGCAAAATGCTGGTTCAATTACTCCACCAGTGGGGTTTACAAATTATTTAGGATGCACTTCATCTTCTGCATACTCCGTTGGTGCTAGTGATACATTTGGTATTAGACAATACATAGAAGGTTACAATGTTGCGGATTTAGGTTGGGGTACAGCTAACGCTAAAACCATCACTATTTCTGCTTGGGTGCGTAGTTCATTAACTGGTACTTTTGGTGGTGTATTACAAAATTCCGCACAAAATAGAAATTATCCTTTTACTTTTACTATTTCTAGTGCTAATACATGGACACAAATTAGTGTAACTGTTGCTGGCGATACTAGCGGAACTTGGTTAACAACTAATAGTACTGGTATATCTGTAATATTTAATCTTGGTACAGGCTCAACTTATAGCGGAACTGCTGGTTCTTGGTCATCAAGTCTTTATTTTGCTCCAACAGGCGCAACCAGCGTAGTCGGCACAAACGGAGCCACCTTCTACATCACAGGCGTTCAACTCGAAGTAGGCTCTGTTGCTACACCGTTTGAGCGCAGGGATTATGGGCGTGAGTTGATTATGTGTCAGCGGTATTTTTTTACGCTGACATCTGGCAGTTCTGCCCCTGCAAATGACCCGCTTGCACTAGCAGTTGCAACAAGTTCAACAGACATTGCCGTTCAAATCAGATACCCAACAACGATGCGAACAGATCCGACAGTCTATTCATCGCTTACAGTTGGTGATCGGTTTAGGATTAACGGAAATGTCAATGTAAACTCAACGTCAAATCCAACGAATGATACTCCCGGTGAAAAATCTTGTACTCTTGGAATTGTTGGTTTTTCTGGTTTGACAACTGGGTATGCATACGCATGTCGTCAATTTAATGTGACCGGCGTAACCGGTCTTGATGCGGAGTTGTAAATGTACAAACTACACAAAAACTCAGAAGGCGTTGTTAACTCAATTATTTTTGAAAACGGCTCAGTTTATAAGTGTATTCCGATGAGCAAAGACAACACAGACTACGCAGAGTTTAAGAAGGCAGTCACGGCTGGCGCAGAACTGCAAGACGCTGATGGCAATGTGATGACTGCTGAGGCGGCACAGGCTTTTGTCGCTACGCTACCTTGAGGTGAATGATGACAACAGCAGACCAGGTCAAGGGCCAGCTCGACACTCACGAACAGGTATGCGCCCAGCGATACGCTGGCATTGAGCTACAGTTCCGCTCGACCAACGCCAGGCTCAAGCGCATCGAGGTTGGCTTGATCGGTGCAACCATAGGTTTGATCGGCGCAATGGGTTGGGCAATCAATCTACTGATTGGCCTGGTTGCAAAGCTGTGAAATTTTTAGGCAGGTTACTGGTCGCAACTGGCCTGTACCTACAACGCATTGGATACAGGCTCACCCGTGACAAAGCTACCTGACCCAGGGAACCCAGCAGACGTAGCCAGGCAGGCCCTGGGTGGCATCAAGGAGGCCATCAAGGTTGGCCGCGAGATCAAGCAGACCGGGGCCGAGGTATCCAGCTTCCTCGATGAGGAGGCCCGAGCTCGCATAGCGTGGAAGCGCAAGCAGCTCCAGCTGCAGCGCCGGGGTGACCTGGTGTTCATTGACGCCGCCAACGAGTACCGAGAGGTACGCAAAATCAGAGCAGCTGAAGAGGGTATGTACCAGGACGTTGAGAAAGAGTTTGGCAGAGCTGCGGTCAACGAGGTCAAGGCGTTAATCACACAGATGCGAAAAGAAAACAAGATACTCGACCATGAGTTCCAACGCCTGCGAGCTGAAGAGCGGCTGACCTGGATCATTATCTTTGCGCTCTCTGGAATCATCTACGGAGTATTCAAGTTGATGGGTGCCTGGTGACAACCATTGCTGCAAATTTTTTGACAGGTGAGATAGCCGCTGATTCGATGGTCAGCTCCGATGACAGCTACTACCTGATAAACAAACTGCGCCGTGGCAAGGGCTGCATCTACGGCGGTGCCGGTGACTTTGAGAGGCTGCTCAAGTTCTACCAGGTGCTAGACCAGGGCGGTGACCTGGACTCGGATACCGACATCAGCATTCTGATGCTAAACGCACAGGGGCTGTGGGTATACGAGAGCTCGGTCATACCCGTGCCAATTAAGAATTCGTTCTTTGCCATTGGCACCGGGGCTGGATACGCAATGGGGGCCATGCACCTGGGCAAGAGCCCACGCGAGGCCGTTGAGATTGCGTGTCTATACGACACCAGCTCGCACGGCCCCATCGATGAGATGAAACTGGAGAGAATCCGTGGCACTAAAAAGAGTTAGCGACGAGGAAATCATCTCGGCAATGAAACGGTTTGGCAGCACCAAGCTAGCTGCCGAACACGTTGGTATGTCTGTGCGAGCTTTGGCCCAACGCAAGGCTAAGATTCAAATTGAACGCGGGATTGCGCTACCAGCTTACTCTGCGCCACAAGAAAGCAAACGCAATACCTACATACCTGAGAATCGCCGAGTGATAGAGCATAGGGTAGACAATGGCCATGTATTTATTGCCAGCGATTGTCACTACTGGCCAGGCGAATCAACTGTAGCTCACAAAGCATTTGTTAAATTGCTAACCGAGTTCAAACCGCTCCAGGTGGTGCTCAATGGGGATGTCTTCGATGGAGCCAGGATCAGCCGACACCCCGCGCTGATGAACACTAACCCCCCAACACCAAAGCAAGAGATTGAGGCGTGCCAGGATCGATTAGATGAAATTGCAAACGCATCCAAGAACGCAATTAAATTCTGGAGCTACGGTAATCACGACCTACGTCTGTTCAACTTTATTGCAAGTCATGCTCCAGAGCTATCAGAGTTCAGCAACCTCTGGGATTATTTTCCTGGCTGGCACACAGCCTGGCGGGTGGACATAAACGAGTCAGTAGTAATAAAGCATCGTTACAATAACGGGGCCCACGCGACGTGGAATAATGCGATCAAGTCAGGTAGATCAATCGTAACCGGGCACCTACACCAGCTCCGGGTGACCCCATTTAGTGATTATGACGGGCGTCGCTGGGGGGTAGATACCGGCTGCCTAGCCGAACCATACGGCGATCAGTTTACTTACACCGAGATGAACCCGGTGAACTGGTGCTCTGGTTTCTGTGTGCTCACGTTTGAGAATGGCAAGCTGCTGCCGCCCGAGCTCTGCGAGGTGATCGATGGCGTTGCATACTTCCGTGGCCAGCGCGTATGAGCCCGTGGCTCATTATTTTTGTGGGCTGTGTCTACGCCTACATAGGATTTGAACAGGGCACCAGGGGCAACCTAGCAATGGCCATTGTGTTTGCCGGTTACGCTTTCAGCAACATTGGTTTATATCTCGCAACGAAAGGATAACGATGCTACCAATCGCAGCTCTGCTCTCAATCGGAGAGAAGGTTCTTGACAAGGTTCTGCCAGACCCTGGCGCGAAGGCAGAGGCCCAGGCCAAGCTCATGGAGATGGCACAAAAGGGCCAGCTCGCGGAGCTGGAATCTCACGTTAAAGAAATGGATTCAGCTCGCAAGCGCGAGATTGAGATTGCCACCAGCGCAGCTGCTCCGATGCTTAACAAAATTGTTACACCGATCCTGGCACTTGGCACCGTGGGGCTCACGTTTATTTTGTTTGCCGTGATTATCTTTGTGGATGTCGACGCCAACTCCAAGGACATTTTGATCTACGTCCTGGGCGCATTAACCAGCGCGGTCACAATGGTGCTGGGCTACTACTTTGGATCGAGCGCTGGAAGTAAGGAAAAATCCCAGCAGCTCGACGACATCTTAGAGAAGAAAAAATGAACCTGACCGCCAACTTTACTTTAGAGGAACTGGTAAAGAGCGAGACCGCTCTGCGCCACAACATTGACAACACACCTGGGGAGACCGAAATTGAAAACCTTAAAAGACTATGTGAAAAGATTCTTCAACCTGTTAGAAACCATTTCAACACGGGGGTCAAAGTCAACTCCGGTTACCGCAGCCCCGCGGCCAACCAAAAAGTTGGTGGCTCGCCCACGTCGGACCACTGCAAAGGGCAAGCAGCGGACATCGAAATCCCGAGCATCCCAAACGCGGACCTAGCCGTGTGGATCATGGATAACCTTGAGTACACGCAGCTGATACTTGAGTTCTACACGCCTGGTGTACCGGATAGCGGGTGGGTTCATGTGAGCTACGACCCGGCGAATCTAAAGAAACAAAACCTGACGGCTACCAAGAAGGACGGGAAGACGGTCTATCTCCCCGGCCTTGTTGCTTAGTTCTTCTCAGCTGCGGCCATCTCTTTGAGAGGTGTCACAAACTTGGCCAGAGCTGCGGTGAGCTCCATGCGCTGCTCGACTGACAGCTTCTTGAGCGGCTCGGTGTTGGAGTTCCGCAGCTTCTGTAACCCATCGAGCCTGGCTTGAGCTGATGCCTTACCAGCTTTTGCGACCTTACCAACCAGCTCCAGGTAGGCCGCGACCCAGCTACCAGCGTTCTCGCAGGGTCTCGGTTCACCACCAGGTATCTGAAGATCCCAGGCAGTCTCGGTGGCCTCGGACGGCTCCACCACCTCCACCACCTCTTCCGGTTGCTGATCCAACAATTCGGGTGGTGTTTGTAACACCTCGGTTGGTGTACTGGTGGCGGGAGGAGCCAGAGCATCAAGAGGATTAGAGGGCCGTGGCGGGGTTATGTCTTTCTCCCCAGAACTCGGATAGTCCTGGGCCTCTTCAACGGTTATAAGGCCCTTTAAAACGTCTGGGAAGGCATCTCGCAGGGCAAAGCCTCGGGCTCGCATTTGCATCATCCGCTTGGGGTACGCCTGCCAGGGGCCGGTCTTGCCCCAGAGCCCGGCTCTCTTGGCATCCTCGACTGAGAACTTGACCGTGACCGGCGTGCGTCCCCTGCGGTGGGCAACGCAGACTGCTACCGGGTTGGGGCTCCCCTCTCCCTCAAAGTATTCCTCGATGTTCTCGCAGACCGGGCTGGCCTGTACCAGGGCCATAGCTGCGTCACCGTAGACAGATGGCTTGCCGTTAATGCAGGCAATGTTCTGGAGTGCCTGGAGCGGTGCCAGGCCCAGCTCGCGGCCCCATTGAACGGCTACCAGGACATCTTCTGGCTTGCCCTGGTATGCCTTGGGAACCATCTGAGACTTGGCCAGCATATCCGAGAACCTCATAGCCTCATCGAGTGTGACAGGGGCAAAACCCTGGTTACTTTGAACTACTTGCATTTTGTTTCTCCTCAGTTGTGTAGGTATCTATCGTAGTTAACATCACCGTAACCAGCGCATCGACTACATCCATTGCGCGGTCTCGATTCATAAAGCTGCCGGGTGTTCTGTTGGCAGCGTCAAAGCACAGAGCCTGCAACTTCAGAGCTGCTTGCAGGCGTGCGTTCATAAGCTTTTGATCGCCCTGGTTCATTTCCGCACCTTGATCTTGAGTGTGGACTGACGCACCACACGGGCCTCTTTGGCTGGCGTGATACGGGATGGCTGGGCCTCATAGTGGCGCATTGGCCAGTAGATCTCATGCTTGCTGGTTTGGCCATGCGTACTCTTGCCCAAAATTTCTTTGAGCTTTTTTTCGGCATCGTCAATGTCTTTCTCAGCTGCCTCGATTTTCTTCTTAGCCTCAAGAATGCTGTGTGCCCAGTAGTCTTCCTCCTCGCCCAGGTACACCACCTCATCTTCCTCATTGCCCACCGGGAACATCCGATTGGCATCCGCTGAATCCTTGGGTGGATACCAATCGATGACCTTGGTCTCGCGGTACTTCTGGAGCTTGCCCTCAAACTCGATGACAGCACGCGAGATCATGGCCAACGTGGGCTCATGCCTGGCAAACAAAAAGATCCGCATCTTAGTCCCCTTGTAGAGCGTACACACGGCCCCCCAGGTGGCACCAAAGCAATCCATCTGTGCTTGCAACTGCACCGGGCCACGGTAAAGCGGTGGGGCATCTTCTACGTCAGCTGCGGTCAACTTGGCCTCAAGGATGCCCACGCCATCGAGCTTGATGCTGGGCTGGCCCATGACGTAGATGCCCAGGTCTGGGTTGGTCTCAACCACCAGGCCACGGCCATCAGCTGTGCCATCGAGCGAGCACGCAAGCTTGAGCAGCTTGTGGTGGTAGGGTGCCTGGTGATCGAGCTCCAGGTTGTCGAGGCCCAGCCTCTCAGCTGCGCGAATCAGAATGCGGCCCTCAAAATCGTTGCCCCAACCCATTGCCTCATTGCTGATGTCCTCGCGCTCCAGGCCATCTATGGCCCGAATGCAGGTCTGTAAGCTGTCGTTGGGTGTGGAGTAGTCGGAGATGCCCAGGATGGCAGGCAGCATCGATCCGCTGGCCTGATCGTCCGGTGTTACTTTTCCATAAGCTTTCATTTTGCTTTTCCTTTTGATTTGATTAGTCGATAGCTCGCGTAACGCTTGCCGTTTGTGTAAATCATTGTGGTGTGGATGTTGTGGCCAATCTCGCGCAGCTCTGCGATCCTGGCTGCCAGGCGAAAGCATTGGCACCCGGCTAACGCAGCGATTGGCGTAACGTGAGCTCCACGTTGCAGCTCCTCAAGAATCCATGCGTTCTGGTTCATAGCGTGAGCTCCTCAAACAAATGCAACGATTAAAAAGAGCGCGGCCAGAGCAGCTGCGCCTGCTACCTTGAGCCAGGCTGGCTCATCTACCTCGGCTGGCTCCACCGGCAACATATCGCGCCAGCTCTTGGCGTGGTTGAGCCTGGGGTCAATCATGGGGTCATACTTTCTTCTCATATCTACTCTCCTCGGGGTTAAGCAGCTATACGCTGCAATAGGTTTGATACCTGGGACGGTGACCAGGTAGTGCCGCCACGGGCGGTCTGCACGCTCTCGGCCTGGAGCTGCTTGGCGATTGCACGCAGGGATGCAGCAGGCATCTTGGCCACAATTGAGCGAACAATCGGTGCCACGGTGGCTGCGTACTGATCAGCTGCTGCGGCCATGACTGCGCCACCAGCTGCTGGTTTGGGTGAGCCCAGGCGTACACCGCGAGCTCTAGCAGCTTGCAGCGCGGCCTTGGTGCGCTTGGATATCTCTTCACGCTCATGCTGTGCGAACACAGCGCGGATGCCGAACTCCAATGTGCCTGCGTTGGGCATATCAGCTGCAACGATATCGACACCGGCCTTGCGTAGCGTCAGCAAGAACGCCGCATCACGCGAGAGGCGATCAATCTTTGCAATGAGTAGAGCTGCATCGTGCTTTCGGCAGAGCTCAAGAGCTAACGCAAGTTGTGGCCGGTTATCGTTCTTGCCAGACTCAATCTCTGTAAATTCAAAAACAATCTGCTCGCGGTAGTTGGCCACAGCTGCCTGCTGTGCCTCAAGACCAAGGCCAGATTGGCCCTGGCGGTCTGTGGATACGCGGTAGTAAGCAATGTAGGTTGTCATTCTCAATCTCCATCTGTGGTAGTTGATGGACACAGATATCTGCGCCCAGGTGAGAGTTGAGCACGATAGATATCTGCCTGTCAACACCCTATTGCAAAAAAGATATCCACAGGTATATCCTTACGCCTATTTAACCGGGGGGATATATGGCAACAACTGAGTTTTCTGGGTTCTACTTTCGCCTGCGCCCACAGGCCAGGCACCTGCTGGCAGCTGCTAGCAAGAAGTTAAAGAAGGATCGCACGGCTATCTTGCACGAGCTCATCGAGACTCACCTGGCCGAGCACCTGGAGGTGGACAACCGGCTAGATGCCCTGATTGCCAATCAGCCAGACATCCAATGAATGGCCGGGGCAGGCGTAACAAGGGGGCCACGGGCGAGCGCGAGCTCGCTGCGATACTCACCGAGCAGCTGGGGTTTGAGGTTAAGCGCAAGCTTGGCCAGGCGAGAGACGGTGGCCACGACATCGAGATAGGCCGGTTTTGCATCGAGGTTAAACGCCAGGAGCGGTTGGCCATCGAGGATTGGTGCCGCCAGGTGGAGCTCTCGGTTACCACCAGCTCTGAAATCGATTCTGAGGGCTCTGTTGGCTCGCCTGTGCCTGTGGTGATCTTTAGACGCTCTGGGCAACCCTGGAGGGCTGTGGTGCCTCTGGATTGGTTCTGTAAGGCCGTGAGGGAGGATCTCAATGCCTAACGAGCTCTACCAGCACGTTACCAAGCGGGAAGAGGAATTACTTGGAACCAGGTGGTGCTCGCATTGCAGGCACCGCAGACAGGCAAAGGGAGGGGTATGGAAACTATTGAACCAGGGCAAGAACCGGCGGTGGCAATGTGCGACTTGCGTGGAGAACCAGAGAAGTCGAGCTGTGCCGACTGCAAGAACGTAAGCTTTCGGGGATGGTTTTTATGGTGTCGGTTCTTTGATAAGCCAACGACAGGGAGGGTCAACGGATGCTCCGCATACCACCCAGAGTGATGAGCTACGCTGCCGGTCTTGCGGCTGTGTGCACCCTGATAGTCGGATGGTCAATCTGTCTTACGGTGGCTCTGTTGGGAATTATTCTGAAAAGTATTGGCTCCACGGGGAAGCTCTCTGGGTACTCAAGAGATATCGCACCAAGAAGACCCGCCTGGCTTACCTCGATGCTGTGGAAGAGAAGAGAGGGCGAGCCGCCCGAGTGGCGTTACGGGAAGAGATGATGAGGATATGGCGTTATCGAGAGGAGAAGAAAGCATGAACTGGGAAGAAAGAACACAGCGACAGCGTCAATTGGATGCCGAGGTCAAGCGGTTGCGTAAAGCTGGAAAAACAAATTTAGAAGTTGCCAAAGTGCTTGGGATTAGCAAAAGTTATGCGTCCCACATCTATGGCCGAGCTGTTGGCCGCGACAAGATGGCCGCCGATGATGGATATGCAACCTGGGAGGATTGGTGCAAATACAAATGGGGTGCTAGATGAGCGCAATACCTGCCAATGTGATCGAGTTCAAGCTGCCCAAGCGGCCTAAGATAATCGAGAAGCAGGCACCGCCTGACCAGCGTAAGTTCGCCGTGGTTCCGATGAGAGCTGCGCTCGATACCGAGCTCCACGGGTTCTCGGTCAAGGTCTTGGTGTTGCTGTGCTCATACGCCAACAGAGCTGGGATAACCTGGGTTGGCCAGCAACGCATTGCCGAGCACCTGGGCGTGGCCAAGCAGCAGGTAGCGAGAGCTATGAAGCAGCTGCGAGACCGTGGCCACATTGAGGTCATGTCAAAGGGATTCAGGGGCGAGCGAGCCAACACAACCAGGGTGATCTACGACACCGAGATCAAGGCAGAGGATGCGATAGCTATCACCAGCGGCCAGGAAGACACCAGGCCACCGCATCAGATCAAGGCAGAGACAGCGCAGGCCACCGAGCCTGAGTTCACCGAGGAGCAGATGGCAGCTAACCGAAAGAGACTCAAAGAGCTGCTCGGAGGGCTAGCTGGCAGGGATGGATTTCACTACAACAAACCAGAAAGGATTGGAGATATCGTGGCAAGGAAACCGAAGGCAAAACCAACACCAAAGACACCTCACATAGACAACACACAGGTTGTCAATGTAGAGCCTCTCATAGACAACATCATAGACAACACAGGTGTTGTCCAAACACAGAAAAACATAGGTTATGAAGAGGTATTAAGTATTTATGAAGACATAAGTAAACATAGGTTTGTTAGGACAACACGGATCGATGAGGTTGACCTGCGCTGCGCTGCGATCATGTGCGAGGTTGGGGTCAGCCGGGAAAGGTTCATCGATGCCTGCCAGACCATGCCGGTTCACCTACGGTTGTCTGAGGTCTGTGAGCAATTGGCAGGGGAGGCTACCGGATGCTGATGCCTCTAGGACGCGATTACAGCCTCTCTGCTGGCTCCGTAGAGATGGGTTGCTACCCTTGCTTACCCAGGGCAGCGCAAGGCCAGCCAGAGCCCGCTATGCGATTCCGTACAAAGGCATACGTTCCTATGCATCTGGACACGGGTGGGAGGGGTGGCCATTGCGATCCTGGCCGTCTGCGGGAGGGGTACCTATGGCCCCCCCGGTGTGGGCCTGTGCGTATGGGTGAACCCCTCAAATTTTCCCCACATTTTCATGGCACAGGTTTTTGACTTTACTTGGAGGAGATGTATGACGATGGAAGATATCTTGCGTGACTTTGTGTTGCAATTGCTACGCAGAGGATTTACCGTGGCACAGATTGCAGAGGCCCTGGCAGCTCAGAAGATAGCTCTGATGCAAGCTGACGAGTACCTATCCGCAATCAAAGAATCAGACTTACAACCTTGAGGAGATATACACATGGCGTATGAGATGAAACCTGGTCAGGGTTCTGCCTGGCCAAACGAGAAGAGAACCGAGGATTGGCACTCTGCTTTCCGGGGTAAGGTAATGCTGCCAGATGGCAAGACCCATTGGCTGGACATCAACCCCAAGAACTCGGATGGGAAGACCTGGTATCAGGTAAAGATTGGCAAAGAGGTGGCGGCCCAGGGTGATTCCTACTCCGCAGCTCACAAACCATTCCCAGCCCAGGACAACCACAACAAAGCTAAAGCCAACGGGTTTGTGGATCTCGATGAAGATATCCCGTTCTGATGGCCAGACCTAAGTCGCGTATATCCGAGCAGGTGCCCAGCCTCAAGAACTGGGGCGGGGTGCGCTCGATCTCCAGGCGCATGGAGAGGTCTGCAACGATTACGGAAAACCGAGAGGCCATTGCGTTTTCTTTGCTGTGCATGGCCAACACTAAGATCACAGATATCCTAACTTGGGACGAGGACGGAAATGTCAAGGTTAAAGCGGCAAGTCAAATTCCTGACCACGCCTTGCAGGCAATCAAAAATATCAGGGTCAAGCGTGAGAAGGATGGTTCGCAGACGCTGGACGTTGAACTCTACGACAAAGTTGGCGTGCTCCGCTTACTTGCTAAAGCGTCTGGGCTCCTGGATAGCCCGGACGATGGATCAGATAAACCGTCAGTAATCGGAATCAACGTCCAGGCCCCAGAACCCATCGATGTGGAGGTGAAAGATGAAACAAGATTGGATCAATAGCATTGCCCACTTGAACGCTCAAAGCGCGGGTATTTTCTTTCTTTCAATGATGGCCATAGTGGTGATAACAATCATCATAGATATACGAAAAGAGAATGACAAAAACTAAAGAGCGCAGCCAAAAACAAACCCCATCTACCGGACTGAATTTAGATTTTTCCAGGTCTCCATCAGTCTGGGGGTTCTTGCAGTCTGATGCGTTTGTCCGTGGCCTCATGGGCCCGGTTGGATCGGGTAAAAGCTACGCCTGTGCAGCTGAGATAATGATGCGAGCTGTAAGGCAAAAGCCCAGCCCCGTGGATGGCATCAGATATACCCGGTTTGTGATTGTGCGTAACAGCTACCCGGAGCTCAAAACCACCACGATCAAGACCTGGCAAGACCTGTTTCCAGAGAACACATTCGGGCCGATGCTGTGGACACCACCGATTACCCACCACATACGCCTGCCATCGAGAGAGGGTGCATCTGGGATCGACTGCGAGGTGATCTTTCTGGCCCTAGACCAACCCAAGGATGTTCGCAAGCTGCTCTCCCTTGAGCTCACGGGTGCGTGGGTCAACGAAGCCCGAGAGCTGCCAAAGGCGGTAATCGATGGGCTCACCCACCGGGTTGGCCGCTACCCAACCAAGCGAGACGGCGGTGCCACCTGGCACGGTATCTGGCTCGACACCAACCCGATGGATGATGACCATTGGTACTTCAGGATGGCCGAGAAAGAAAAGATGACCGGGCCGTATGCTTGGAAGTTCTACAGGCAACCAGGCGGGGTGATCGAGGTATCTCCAGGTGACCTACCAGAGAACCCAGAGGCCAACGATCACATTTTCTCTTCTGGCCGGTGGTGGAAGTTAAACCCGAAAGCAGAAAATATCTCTAACCTACCGCCAGGCTACTACCAGCAAATGCTGCTGGGCAAGAACCTGGATTGGATTCGGTGCTATGCCGAGGGCCAATACACCTACGTCCAAGAGGGCAAGCCCGTCTGGTCTGAGTACGATGACAACCTGATGAGCGGCGAGGTGGACTATGACCCAAGCATACCGCTACAGGTGGGCCTAGACTTTGGTCTTACGCCAGCTGCGGTCATAGGTCAGCGGCTCGCTAACGGGCGTTGGATAGTTCTGCATGAGATTGTGACTTTTGATATGGGCCTGGAGC